GTGGTGGCCGGTGCGTTTGAGGCGAGGGTAGCGGGGTGACGCCCTCAGCGCCTCAGAGCGCGTTTGAGCGCCTCGGCCTTCAGGGCGCCAGGGCGTCGGTCAGGATGGCCAGGATCTCGCTGCGGAGCGTGTCGGGCAGATTGCCCGCCGCGTCGACCGGCAGGAACGATCGCGCGGGGATGGCCTCACGACCGAACTGATGGGTAGCGGCGTAGACCTTGGCCGCGCCCACCGAGGCCCAGTCGGCGCCGGCCGCGCTGCTGATGCTCGCCGCCAGTCCGCCGGTGACTTGCAGAATGGAGCCGGGCCAATGCCCGCTCTTGGCGCGCCGCTGCTTGGTCTCCGGCTTGAGATCCGCCCACGCCGGACCGAAGGGCGAGCGCTCATCCTGAAAGGCGTCCTCCGTGTGGTTGCGCAGGGCGCGCGCGACATCCTCCATCACCGGCTGCATGTCGCTCGCGCGCGCGAGCAGACGATCCAGGGTGGCGCGCAGCGCGCGGTCGTCGACCTCGACGCGAAAATCAGCCATGGCGACCTCGCCGCCCGGGGCGGTTCAGCGGTCGGTCGCGCGGCTCGCGGGTGTCCATCCGGGCGTGGGCGTCGCGCAGACAGCCGGTCTGGCCATAGTGAGCGCCGCGCGCGCAGTAGGGGGCGACGTGCGGACGGTTGACGAGCTGCGGGCAAGCGTAACAGGGGTCGTGGTCGGTCATGTGTGCTAGGCTCTAGTGGAGGCGCGACAGCAGGAAAGTTTCGGAGTGCCTGCGGCGGGGGCGTCGCTCGACGCCGGCCCGGTATGAGGGGACGTCCGGCCCTCCGCGCCTCATTTCAATTCACCCCGAATGAGCTTGTACGCCCCACCACTCACGCCGCCCGTGAGCGCCGCGAGCGCTACCTTGAACGCCGTGCGCACAGACTCATGGGCGGGCGTCTTCTTCTCGATCCGGCTGGCCTCGACCACGATCTTGGCCTTGCGTCCATCCGGGCTGGGCAGCACATAGAGCAACGTCCCATTGGCCGTGTCATACAGCACGGCGTCCGGCTCGGCCATCTGTCGCGGCACCTGCTTCCATTCGTCCGGCGTGAGCGCATTGCCGGCTGATTCATGGCGCTTGGCCTTGGGGCCGACCAGGAGACGATCCTCCAGCACGACGGCGCCATTGGCGACCTGGATACCCTGGCCGATGAGGTGCTCGATATCGGCCTGAGCCAGATAGCCGATGACCCACTCCAGCCCGCGCGCGCCGCTTTGCCCCATCACGCGCTCGACCCAGTCATCGAAGGCGGCCAGCCGCGCCGGATGCAGGGCGTGCTCGCGCAGGGTTTGCGTGGCCAGATCCGCCGGCAGCGCCTGGCGCACGCGATCCCAGAGATCGATGTCGCCCCAGGGGGCCGAGCGTCCGGGGTTGTAGTCCCAGCCGGTATCCGGCCACAGGTATGTGCGTTCGCCGGGGTTGAGCGGATCGGGGATGGAGACGCCGCGCTGACGCCACTCGGCCGGGGTCTCGCCGGTGCGCGGGTCGGCCGGGCGCTGGCCGGGCGGCTCGCGCTCGTGGAGCTGGGTATCGTTCTGGACCTTGAGGCCGCGTGCATCGAGTTCGCGTTGGCTGAGGTTGCGGGCGCGGCAGCGACAGTTGTGAACAACCAAGCCGTTCGCTACGATTAAGCCTGTTTCGGTTTGGAAGTCAAAAACATGGCCGCTCCATTCGTATTTCCTGACCCGCAAGACCTGATCCGCCGCTACCAGGCCGGGGAAAGCGTCAAGCAGCTTGCCGAACAACACGGATGCGCCCGCGATGCCGTCACGCGCCTCTTGCGGCTCAACGGCATCCAGCCGCGCGGGCGCAGCGAGGCCGAGCGCCTGAAGTGGAAGCGCATCAAGACCGACCCCCAGCGCGTCATCCGACAGGTCGGCGCAGCCTGGGAGGCGCGACGGGCCAATGACGATGCGTTCGAGGCCGAGGTGGTGGCGCTCTACCGCGACTCGCTCCTGTCTGTGCGCGACATCGCCCAGCGCCTGGGCTACAGTCGCGGCAACGTCAATCGCGTTTTGCGCGCGCATGGACTGAGCGGGGACCGCTTTGAACTCAGGCGCGCCAAGAGCTTCGAGCGAAAGCCGACGCCCATCATCAGCCCTTACGAGATCCCCATCCTGGACGCCCTGCGCGATGCCGGCGAACACCCGGTCCACCAGCACGCCATCGGGACCAGCAATGTGGATTTCGCCTTTCCGGCGGTGCGCGTCGCCGTGGAAGTCGAGCGGCGTTATCGCGGCGACTCGCGATCCATGCGCCGCGAGCGCATCGAAGCGCTGTTCGGCGCTGGCTGGCGGCTGCTGGTCATCTACGATCCCCGAGGACGCGGCATTGACGCCGGCTTGGTGGCACAACAGGTCGTCCGCTTCCTTGACTTGTTCCGCGCGCAACCAACCGCGCCGGGTCAATATGGGGTGGTTGGCGGTGACGGCCAGCCGGTTCCCGCCAGACGTTTCAATTTCGACCATTGGCCCCGCGTACCAGGTTTTTAGGCCAAGCTGGAAGCGCCCAGCAACCAGCGTCTCAGCAGGGAAGCAGTTGAACCCATTGGGCGGCGCGATCAGTGACCAAGCCGGGTCGTCGAGCCGGAACACCTGACCATGCAGCGCGGCATGGGCCGGACGGGTGCGGCTGTCGCGCACGGCCAGATACTGGACGAAAGGGGCGCGGTCGGCCTCGGCGTCGAACTGCTTCTGGCGTCCGGCCATGTAGGCCGTTTGCAGGTTGGTGCGGTAGATGGTCTGGAGTCGGCGCACGGAACCGGCCTGGTAGAGCTGGGCCTCGCCGGTGACGGGGTCGACATGGACCCGTTTCCCCCACCAGCCTTTCTTCTTGAGTGTGTCTTCCAGCTCCTTGCGGAACCATTGCTCGGTGCGGCCTTCCTTGAGCGCCGTCTCGACCGCCGCGCGGATGTCCTGGAGGATGTCCAGTCGCGCGACCTTGGCGACGGTGAACGCTCGGGCATGGGCCTCGCGCTGCATTTCCCACCAGTTCCAGGTGAGCTTGACGCCCTTGGCTTCGAGGTACTTGATCGCCTGCTCGGGCGGAAGCTGGAACAGGGCGCTGAGGGCAGCGTCCATCGATCAGCGCGGCTCCTTGAACTGAGCCCGATCGCGATGCTCGGCCTGTTTGCCCGCGTTCCAGTAGTGGACCGGACGGTGATAGCCCATGACCCGGCTCCAGATCTCGCAGCGCGTGCGCTCCTGCTCGGTCAGCCCTGGGGTGTAGCAGGCGCAGCCGCCGCAGTCCTCGGGAAAGCGACGCCCCAGATGACAATGCGGCGTGGCGTCCTCGACCAAGTGCCCGCAGGGGGCCGCCAGGCGGTGACGGATCGGGGGTGTCGTGTCGTCAGTCATCGCCCTTGACCTCGGGCTCTCCAACCACCGGAATGATCTGGCGCTCAAATACACCGGGGAACCTGTTGAGGCGGATTTCAACCTCTACGCCTCCCGGCAGAACGATCATGCAGCTCGGATCGTCTCCGGCAGCCAGCATCTTGTCGAAGTTCTGGAGGTGATCACCCAGCCAGTTCCGAGCAGACTGTTTCAGGTCAGCGATCATGCCCGCATATCTCCAAGTCATTCATCAGCCGTCTCCAGCCGCCCGAGCGTATCGGCGGCCGCCATGGCGCGGGTGAGCAGCGCAACGAGCTGCTCATCGTCCATCGCCGGATACCACTCATCCATCCGGCCGAGGATCTGCTCGGGCGTCAATCCCTCGGCCAGCGCGTTAAACAGGGGCGCGAGTAACGCCTCCATCGCCGCGTCCCAGCCGGGGTCGCGATCGCCCTCGGTGTCGATGAGGGCCTGGGCGTCGGCCGAGGTCGGCTCGGCAAAGTCCGGCGAAGCGCCGTCCGGCTGGCCGCCGACGGTCGGCGCCGATGGCAGGGCGCCAACCGTCCGCGCTTGCAGAGTCGGCTCGTCGCCCGTCGGCGCCGGAATATTGGTGACACTCTGGATATGCGCCACCGGGATCGGCATCAGCTTAGCGAGGCGCTCGATGCCCATCGCATAGGCGTTGAGCGCTTCGGGCGGGATGGCGCCGCTCTCGTCGACCTGACGCCAGACCTTGGGATAGGCCGCGCCGGGGACGTTGTAGTCGACGAGCCAGCGCACCACCGAGCGGTTGAACGAGTCGCAGATCAGGTCGGCATCGGCCTTGACCAGATCGTCTTTGACCTGATCCTGAACCTCGGCCTTGTACTGCCCGCCGACCGCCTCGCTGGTCATGACCTGGCCGATGACCAGCTTGGCAATCGCCCGATCCATGTACTCGCACAGCGCGGCATGGTCGGCGCCGCCGGCGCGCTTGGCCTCCAGCAGCTCGACCTTCATGCCTTCGGGTACGATCAGCCCGGCGTCGGTCTGGATGGCCGAGAGCGTGGACA